CAGAGAGTTGGAACACTATTTACTAGGTGCAACTGATGACAACATTGGCATACTCGCGCTAGAGGAGGACATACCCAAGACTGCGCTAGGGATAATGAGCATTGAAGCTAACCAGACCCTACACTTAAGCAGAGATGCCTCAAGGGAAGATAAGAGAGGATACTGGGAACGTACTATGGGGACAGGTCGTATCTTTATGTTTGACCACTTTGGTTCTACATGCGAGGACAATCTGTTGTCAAGGGTACGCTACATGGCTAAAGGTCTGGACTGTAAGTGGATTATCCTAGACCATCTTAGTATCGTAGTGTCCGACCAAGAGACAGGTGATGAGCGTAAGGCTATTGACAGCATAATGACTAAGCTACGACAGTTAGTACAGGAGACAGGGATAGGATTGTTCCTAGTGTCTCACCTACGCAGACCTAATGGCAAGGCACATGAAGATGGCGGTCAGATTAGCTTGGCAGAGTTACGAGGTTCTGCGTCTATCGCACAGCTATCCGACATGGTGATTGGTCTGGAGCGCGACCAACAACACGCTGACCCACAGGTTCGCAACACGACCACAGTACGCGTACTCAAGAACCGATACGCAGGGCTGACAGGGTGTGCTTGCTATCTGTACTACGACAAGGACACAGGGCGTATGATTGAAACAACCTGTCCTGTCGGTGACGAGAAGCAGGAGTTCTAATGTATATACAAACAGACAAAAGAGTCATATCTTGGTTTAGCTGTGGTTCAGCCAGTGCTTTTGCTACCTATCTAGCTAAAGATAAGTATAAGGATAATACTTTTGAAGCTGTTTATTGTCGTGTTGCCGAAGAACATGAAGATAACTTGAGGTTTTTGAAAGATTATCAAAAGGCTTGTGACATACCTGTTAAAATAATTGGAGATGAAAAGAGAGACTTTTCTATTTTCAAAGTGTTTGAAGAAAGGAAGTTTATAAAAGGACAAACAGGCGCACCCTGTACTATGGTTCTAAAAAAGAACGTAAGGAAAGCATATCAACAGCCTAATGATATACAAATCTTTGGTTACACAGCAGAAGAACAAGGAAGGATAGATAGATTTGTAGACTCCAACAATGATGTTGATGCAGACTTTATTTTAGCGGAAGGAGGCTATACGAAAAAAGATTGTTTAGAGTTTGTAAAAGATATGGGCATTACTATTCCAATTATGTACCAATTAGGTTATAATAATAATAACTGTGTTGGTTGTGTAAAGGGTGGTATGGGCTATTGGAATAAGATACGTTTGGATTTTCCAGAAGCCTTTGAACGTATGTCCAAATTAGAACGTAAAATAGGACACGCCATAAACAAGGATAAACATGGTGCTGTTTATTTAGATGAGTTAGACCCATCAAGAGGTGTGTTTAAGAAAGACTTACCCTCTGATTGTGGTTTTACTTGTGAGTGGAAACAAGAGGAGTTAAAGTTCTAATGAAGCAGTTTGTATTTGACATAGAAGCCAATGGTCTTAACCCAGACAAGGTGTGGTGTATCTGTATCCAAGAAGTAGGTTGCGATATAGTGTACTCAATACACCCCAATGGTATAGAGATTGGTCGTTTCCATGAGTGGCTTGAAGAACAGGGAGAGTGCGAGTTGATAGGTCACAACATCATTGACTACGACATACCTGTCTTGGAAAGACTGTTAGGTGCAGACTTTAGTAAGTGTAAGATAACTGATACATTAGTATTATCAAGACTAGCCGACCCACAAAGAGAGGGGGGTCATTCCTTAGAAAACTGGGGACAGCTACTAGGTTGTCCAAAAGGTGAACATGATGTGTGGGACAGTTATTCGCCAGAGATGGTGGAATATTGTGAGCAAGATGTTAGGGTCAATGTCAAAGTTTACAACGCGCTACGAAGTGCTTTGTCTGACTTTGGAAGCGAAAGCATTAGCCTTGAGCATCAAGTACAAAGCATTATCTCAAAGCAAATCCACAATGGATGGTTGCTAGACCAAGAGGGTGCGTTTGTACTACTGGCTAAACTCAAAGAACGTAAGTTTGAATTAGAGGATGCGGTGCATAATACATTCAAGCCGTTGCCTACGTATATACGTAATGTCAAACCTAAGTTCAAGAAGGACTCTTCATTGTCTGTGGTAGGTCTCAAGTTCCTTGGGGAGCAGTGGGCTACAGTTGGCGGTGAGTTTAGTAGGATAGACTACCCAGAGTTTAACCTTGGTTCACGACAGCAGATAGGGCGGTACTTACAATACTTTGGTTGGAAGCCTAAGCAGTTCACTGAAAAGGGTCAAGCCATTGTAGATGAAGCAGTCCTAGCAAAGGTCACTAATATACCCGAAGCCTCTATGATTGCTGAATACCTATTGGTTCAGAAGCGTATTGCACAGGTACAGAGTTGGCTTGATGCTGTTGAAGATGATGGTAGAGTACATGGATATGTAAATGCAAATGGAACTGTGACAGGGCGTATGACACATTCTAGCCCCAACGTAGCACAAGTACCTAGTTCGTCAGCGGAGTATGGTAAAGAGTGTCGTGCCTGTTGGACAGCACCGAAGGGATACAAGGTGGTCGGTATGGATGCCAGTGGTTTAGAACTGCGTATGCTTGCACATTATATGAACGATGAGGACTATACAAATGAAATACTCACTGGAGACATTCATACAGCAAACCAGATTGCTAGTGGCGTTGACACAAGAAGTCAAGCAAAGACTTTCATCTATGCGTTCCTCTATGGAGCAGGGGATGCAAAAATCGGAAGTGTCGTTGGAGGAACTGCTAGAGATGGTAAGCGACTTAAGGAGAAGTTCCTGTCAAACACGCCTTCTCTTAGAGACTTACGAGAGAGAGTTAGCGTGGCATCTGGAAGAGGTTATCTTTACGGACTTGATGGGCGAAGGGTCGCAGTACGCTCAACACACTCAGCATTGAACACGCTACTCCAATCAGCAGGTGCTATTGTTATGAAGAAGGCACTGGTGTTGCTAGACGAGTACGCTAAACTTTGGAACATTGATTATAAATTTATAGGAAACATACACGATGAAATCCAGACAGAGGTCAGAGAAGAGGAGGCAGAGGTTTTCGGAAGGCTTGCAGTATCGTGCATTGAAGCATCTGGACAGCACTACAAACTTAACTGCCCTCTCGCAGGAGAGTATCAAATCGGCAACAACTGGTCGGAAACGCACTAAAGCCTGTAGTAAGTGTGGTGAGGTAAAGGAGTACACCATAGAGTTTTTTCCTCCAAGGGAAGGAGGTAGGCTAAGAGCAGACTGTAGGGAGTGTTATAATGAGTTTAGAAACAACAGCCCTGTGTATTTGAAAAATCAAATGATTATTGATGCTAAACGTAGAGCGTTAAACAAAGGGTTAGATTTTAACTTAAACAAGGAGTTACATTTTCCAGAAGTTTGTCCAGTGTTGGGTATACCTATGGCGCATGGTAAGGAGACTTGGTTTAATTCGCCTACCATTGATAGGATAGATAACAGTAAAGGATATACTATGGATAATGTAATAGTGGTATCTGCTTTGGCTAACTCGATAAAAACCAGTGCAACGCCTAAACAGATTTTACAGGTTGGTGCTTTTTATGATAAACTATATAAGGAAAGAGGTATACAAGATGAAACCATGTGTAGAAGATAGAAAGAAGTTTGACTTAGACTTAGCGTATGGCTCTGTTAGGGAGGACAGGGTCGCTGAGATGCTACAAGACAAGAAGATAGAGGTTAAGTCTGAGAAGGACTTGTGGCAAAAGACAGGCAACATCTGTGTGGAGTATGAATCATGGGGCAAGCCGTCTGGCATTGAGGCTACGGAGTCAGACTACTGGTTTCATAACCTGTGTATAGGTGACGATGAGTACTGTACCCTAGTGTTCAAGACAGACACGCTAAAGAAGATTGTAAGTAAACTGGATACGTTTAGGACTGTATCTGGGGGCGACCACAACGCAAGTCGTATGTACTTGGTCAACTTACAAAAGCTATTCTCAACTGACGTTATTAAAGCGTATAAGGATATAGACGATGAGTAAGACTATTCATACATTGGTAGACGATGTTTACCGACTGATGGAGACAAAAGAGGCAGAGGACTCTGTAGATGTAGAAGCAGAGATAGAAAAGTTTGGTGAAGCCATGAAGTCCCTAATGCGTACAGAGTTTGCTAGGGACAGGAAGAAAGATGGT